AACTATTATTTTGACTCCACCTTTTGGAAAATCTATTCACATAATTCAGATAACTTTGTTAAATTTTGAATATACCTCATAACCTTTGCTTGATTATCAGGTCCCATATTTCTAACAGGTTCTCTTAAACGATTAATTGAATCCATAATTTTGTCTGAGTTTTGAGCAGTTAAAACATCTGAACCATAGTCCTTATCAATAAAAAAACCAATATCTCCTGCTGATATTTTATCTTTATATTTTTCAGCAATAAATGCTCTCCAAATTTTTACAATCATCTTTGGATTTGCCTTTCTAATCGCTGTTAGAGCATTTTTTGCTGTTAGAATATCAGCGTCTTCTGGAAAAACACTTTGGATATCATTTAAGAACTCAAGAAAATGGTCATTGAACGCAGATAAAATGTTTGACATTATCTATTTTTCCATATATCTTTTTAAATTAGTTTTATTAATTATTATATAAGTAATTTTAATTTGTATATATTTTTAAAAACTCATAGGAGGTTTATTTCCTGTTATAGAACGAATATCAGCATCTCGTTCTTCTTTCATTTTTCTTATTCTATCTTCCATCTGTTGATTTGATACATCATCTCCCATTTTCTTTGAACCTTTAATTGTTGTATTATGTTCATCGCTATTTGTACCAGCACCTGATACTTGTCCACTAAATGCAGTATTTAAATCTACATAATTATGCATTTGTCTCATACCTCCATTTCCTTCTGCACTTAATTCACTTGCATCTTGGTCTAAGAAACTATATTGGTCGGATACAACATCACCAAACATTCCACCTCCACCTAGAGAAAATGCCATAGGCTCCATGTTATTTTGTGTAGCTTGTCTAACCTCTTGTTGTTGTTGAGGTTTAAAAAATTCCAAAATTTTATCACCATATAATACTTGATAACCTTGTGCTAAAAGTAATAATGCAGGAACCTTTGTTACATTTTCTGGTAAGATTATTTTTTGACCATTCTCTAAAATAATATATGTTTTATTGTTTGAATCTTTAACTCTCTTATCAATGCATATAAAATGAATATCTTTTTGAACATCAGACTTCGACAATAGCTGTAAATATTTTTTACAAACTTCACAATATTTGCTATAATATAAAATGCAACTCATTCTTAATATATACTTAGTTAATCAAAATTAATATTTAACTCATTTAAAAAAAAAATGAATTAAAAATATTAATTTAAATATAAAGATATAATAGATACAATGACAACTCGTTCTGAAATGACCAGCTCTAATTCTTCTGATATTTACTCTCGAATTAATCCTCGAGTAGAAATTATTTCAAAAATAAATAATGATGAATTAAAATTTACTCTTAGTGGTGTTAATGTTAGTATTGCAAATTCTATTCGAAGAATAATTTTATCTGAAATACCAATGGTCGTATGTAGAGTTTCGCCAAATGAAAAAAATAAGTGCAATATTTTGGCAAATACTTGTGGGTTAAATAATGAAATTGTTAAACATCGTTTAAGTTGCATTCCTATTCACATTAAATATGTTGAGGAATTTCCACTTAAAAATTATATTATTGAGCTTAATGTACAAAATAATACAGACACTACTATGTATGTTACTACTGAAGATTTTGTTGTTAAAGACTTGATTACTGGTAAATATCTTCCTAAAGAGAAAATTAGAGAAATATTTCCTGCAAATGATCAGACTGGGGATTTTATTGATTTTGTTAGATTAAAACCTAAATCTGCTGAAGAAATTCAGGCAAAAATTATTAATTTAACTTGTGAATTTGATATTGGCACTGCTAAAGAGGATGGCGCCTATAATGCAGTTTCAACGTGTTCATATGGAAATACTATTGATGATGCTGTTCAAGAAGCAAAGTTGCAACAATTGAAGCAAAAATGGAAGGATGAAGGTAAAAAAGAAAAAGAAATTGAATTTGAAGCAACTAATTGGAAGTTGCTAGAAGGTAAGAGAATTTTTAAGAAGGATAGTTTTGATTTTGTTATACAATCAATTGGTGTGTATACAAATGTCGAACTTATTTCATTATCATGCAAAATTATGCTTAATAAATTATCTGATTTGGATTCTATTACTGAAAAAGATGAGATTGAAATTAAAAATTCTGACAATACTCTACAAAATTCTTTCGATATTATTCTACAAGATGAAGATTATACAATCGGAAAAGTAATTGAATATTTTATGCTTATAAAATTTTGGGAAACAGGTATAATGACATTTTGTGGTTTTAAAATGTTACATCCACACGACACATACAGCATTATTCGCATTGCTTATAAACAACCAGTAGAAATATCAACTATCAAGGGACATATAAAAGAGTGTATTTCTGATGCTCTCGATATTTATACCAAACTTAGAAAGGAATTCTTAAAGCTTGTTCCTAGATAAATTTAATTTATATCTAAGTCTAGATTTTTATAAATATTAATATAAATTTATTAATATTTACTTACACAACGGGATAATTATAATTTAACCATCCAGCTACAGGAACACCAAAAACTGGCGATTTTCCATAACCAAATTTAATTGCAACAACCTTATATCCCAACATCTTTAATAATACTAATGCTTGACTACTTGTATGTCCTACATAACAAATCAAAAACATTGTTTTATTTTTTGGTAATTTATTTAAATTTTCTTCCTTCATTAAATCTAACCAAAATATATTTGTAGCACCTTTGATATGAAATTGTTCAAAATCTTTTTTTTGTCTTAAATCTACAATAAATGGTTTTTTATTATAATATTTACTATAAAAATCTGTTGGTGTAATATAATTCCAATCATCTTTTGTATCATCTAAAAAATTATTGAATATATTTATTAGAGATTTATTTTGTTCCATATAATAATTATATATTTTTAATTCTTCGCTATTTATTATAAATTAAATAGTATTATTATCTGCAATAATTGTATCAACGTTTCTCTTTCTCATCTGATAATTTAAACAATACATTAATAGTGAGGGGTGTGATTCATTTACATATTTCTGAACTACAATATTTGTTACAAATAATTGCTTCTCTCTCAGTTCATTCATATAAAGCCGATGAATGTTAAACATATGAGTTCTATATTGCTCAGAAAATTCAATAAGTGGCTTTTCCTTTTTGATATAACATGAAACATAATTTGCGAAAAGTGTATTTGTAAAAAGATGCACTTGGTCTCTAAATGTAGAAAATTCTTTTTTGTTTTCAGGATAATACTTCAAAAAGTCCTTTACCTTACCTTCCTTTCTTAGACAGAGATATTGGTATTGTAGCTTTGGTTGATTACCTCTAAGATTTCTAACTTGTTCATAGACAGGATTTCTAATCTTAGTTCGCTCACCAGTTAATTTATTATGAATAATAACTCCAACAATATCATAAGATGTATTCATTGAACCAAATCTATCAACTAACTCTTTGTAACTTTCAAAATTATAGACTTCGGGAAATTTAACAGTGGACCCTAATTCACTAAAAAAGTCTCTATATTTAGCTACATCATAATACGAAACAGTAACTTCATTAAATTTGTTATTAATCTCATAAACACCAACAAGATATAATTGTGGTTTTGAAAATGGAACTACAATTCTGTTTTCAGGATGTTGAAGAACAAAACTATAGCACAAGCGAGGCTCCAATTTAGTAATATCAATCTTATTTTCTGAAGCAGCTTCCATAAACATTTGTCTAAATGTCTTTGCTTGTGGTGATTTATAAAAACTAGATGTAGCTCCTACAGTATTACGAGTTGAAATTTCCCAAGCACCAGTAATACCAATAGTAGGGTCAAAAAATACATTAATCATAGTTCCTTCAATAAACTCTTCGGCTATATTACACTTATCAAAATGACCAGTTTTATGTTCTGGATATTTTTCAATGAATACATCAGCTGAAATAGACTTTGGTGGTGCAAAACCGACTACATTATCTGCACTGTTAATTATTACTGAACGACATAAACCATAAGATGATATAAGGTCGTGACATAGAAAGTTTTTATCATATCTAATAACTCTATAAAGTAAATTATTTGAACGACACTCAATTTTATTTAATTTTAGTATATTTGAATTACTAACAATGTCGGCTTTAAGTAAATCATTAAACTCAGGAATTGATGACAGATTGTATGTAGCACTCATGATTATTATTAATTAATGAATTGTCTTTAAACTATATTTTATATAGATTTTTACTTAAGTATAAAAATATCTAATATAATTATAGAACAATGTCTAAAAAAACACAAGCCCAAAAAGAAGATGTAGAATTAAATCTTCAATTAGGAGATGTAATTCAAATTGTAAATCCTGTTAATGAAATACTTAATAATCAAACTTTTATTATTGATTATATCGATAAATCGAAAACGTATTTAATTAATACTGATACACTCGATAGAATAAAGTTAAAAATTAGTGAAGATGGAATTTTAGGTGATGGAAATATAAGTAGAATTGAAATACTTAGTAGACATGATAGTCCAAGTTATGCAAGACAGAATGGACTTCTCTCTGATAAATGGATAAATATTTATTTTGGTGGAGATTTTCCTGTTATAATAACTGGAGAGATAACTAATTTAGAAGAAGATATGATTGAAGTCAGAACAGTTGACAATGATATACTATATATTAATTTTGATTATAAGGGAATACCTGAAGATTTACCAATTGAAAATATAGAAATTAGAGAGAAGCCTTCAGAACCATTCAAGAAACCAGAGGTAGATTTGCTTGAACCAGAGGTAGATTTGCTTGAACCAGAGGTAGATTTACTTAAACCAGAGGTAGATTTACTTAAACCAGAGGTAGATTTACTTGAAGAAATGGAAGAAGGTCAACTTGATATTCCTGAACTTGAACCAGAAAAGAAAGTAGTAGATTCTCAACAACAGATACAAATATTTATTCCTGTTAAAGATGTAAAAGACCAATTGAGAGAATTTATAGTTAAAGCAGACCAAATTGAATTTGGTGAAGAAGAATTGGGACCTCTTGTTCAATATATTGATGTTTCTTCAAAATCTCAAAGGTATAGTATCGAAACACAAGTTTCTGATTTATTAGATGAACTTCTCTCTACAATTCCAAATTCAGAGAGAACACCAAGAGTTTTAAATAATATTCATATCATGATTGAACGCTTTAAACAATTAAGAGAACATTTTTCGGTTTATGACCAATACGGAAATATTGAAAGTATTTTTGTAAAAGAAGCTAATTATAAACCACTTACAGAATATTTGAAAAATTTTAAAAATAATTTATACTGGATATTACCTGTTGTTAAAAATATAAAGAAGGTTTACAACGTTGAACAACCAGACGAAGAGAATAATGATATAATTAATTTAGATATTTCAAAAGATATAAAAGAAATGGGTGAAGTTATAGAAAATTATAAATCAAATAATTTACCTGCAGAAAGTAATAAATATAGCACACTTAATTCTGAATTATCACCTTATTTTACTCCCTTTAATTTAATTGGAGATGAAGAACAAAATAGTATTATTAATGAGGTTGAAATTAAAAATGATATTAATACAGTTATTGATAATTTAGAAGACATGTATTCATCCGTATTTAGTAATAATATGGTAAGAAATAGGCGTTTTGTCATTAGTAAATATAATCTTACACAAACAAAATTAGATATCACTAGCTCAACATCTGATAGAATGAATACAATAAGAGTTCCTATAACTAGAAATGATATTATGTCTATTAAATCAATACTAACTTTACCTGAACCAACTATAAGATTTTCAAAAATTAATTTGCCAGGAACAGATATATTAACCAGAGCCAAATTAAACGAAATATTTTTAAATTATTGGCAACTTTTGAAAAAGAATACAAATGTAACTAATGTATTTATTGATTCATTAGGAGAATTTGATTTTGATGAATCTTCATATGTTAGTGGTATTAGAAATTATATTCTAAATATTCCTGAAGAAGAATTAAAACCAAATTCTAAAAACCAAATTTATAATAGTTTTGTAAATACTATTGTTCCAAAAATTCGTGTTTTATTTAATTTAATGAAAAAGTATATTACTGGTAAACTATCTATTGTCGAAGTTGTATCCTATTTAGAACCATTCCTAATTTATACTGATGACCTTACATTTATGCAATATAAAGAAATTGTTGAATTCATCGATGAAAAAATTTCAGCTTACAATAAAAATATGATTGATATGTCAAGAATATTTAAATTATTATATAGATTTAAACTTAAAGGTAGCGATATATTATCTTCGAAAGCTTATACAGTAATTGATATAATTCAACGTGATTTACGGGATGAAATTTTTGAGACTTCGTATCAAATTAACTATTCTGAAATTTTAAATAATAAAGAAGGTACCCTATTTACAAATTCTGAAATTTTAAGGAAAATTGTTTTGAAAGATTATTCAAGACTATATACTACTGCGATAGCTTATGAAAATATTCCATTGATGTTTCCAAAGGATGTTACTGAAATATTTAATGTTGAAAAGGATGTGAAGAGAGAAAAAATGAACGAAGAAGAAAAGGAAAAAACTTGTGAAAATATTACAATTTCAAAATTATATTCTTCTCTCGAACAATTAGAAAATGATAATGACAAAATTATTTATTTTGATAAAAAATACGACAAAACATATTATGGTATAATGGAAGATGAAAAAAATGGTTATGGTAAAGAAGTAATTAATCTAACTCCAGAAAAACTCAAGGAACATATTGTTATAGACCAAATGAAAAAAAACAACTTATCAGAAGGAGAATCTACATATTTGGCTGATACATTAATTGATGGAAATAAGAAAGTTATTGATGGTCAACACGCTATTTTATATAAAGGTTATGCTGAAAATATCGAGGACGAATCCGATTATTATGTTAGAAAAGATAGCAAATGGGTTTTTGATAAAAACATATCTAAAAAGGATGGTATAACGGATGAATCATCTCTATTATGTGATTTACAACAAAAATGCATTAGTAACCCAACAAAAACAGACGATAATTGTGAAAGTATGAAAGTAAATGAGTTAGCATTACAAAATAGTTTGTTGAATAACATAATTAGCGAGTTTGATGAAAAATATAGAACATCTAAACAAGATTTTGAGAGAAATATAAAAGAGAAATTTCAATATTTTATCTCATTAATGCCTATCATTTCTAAAATAGAAACAAACAATTTGTTAAAATATAATAATGAAAAATTCAATTTAGGTTTAGGTATAGAAGATAATAAGGAAGAAACTAAATTCTCTCCCTTTACAGAATTATTGAATATTATATTAAGACAAAAAGACTTTGTTAAGAAACAAAATGATATTATTAGATTTTCAGAAAAATTTACACGTGAATTTATTATTGGAACAGGTGAGAAACAACATTGGTTATATTGTATTAAAACTGGTGCAGAATTATTACCATCATTTAAAAGAAAATTAGCATCGGCATTTACGGTATCACCTTATTCTTACCAGTATCAATTAGAACAAATTAAATCATCGAATGGTCAGTTAAGTGATGATGGTGATTGGTGGACTGATAAATATACAGGTTGGCCAATTTGTCCGGGTGATTTTGATACTGAAGAGGGATTTGAAGAGGGATTTAAAGTAACTTCAAGAGATGTTATTGAAGAGGCCGCTGGAAACAAAATTATGTCTGCAACTAAAGAGAAAAGTATTAAATATATTACTGAAGAAACAATAATGATAAATAATATTATAAATACTTTGGGTGTTGCTATGGGAATTAATATTGAAATACAAAAAGAATTCATAATTAATTGTGTTGTTGAAACAATTAAAAATACAGTTGACAGTGAAAGCGATTATAAAGAAATGGTAAAAATTGCAGCACAAAAAGGTAAGAAATTACCTTCTTATAAAGACCTTTACAATACAGCTTTGTTATTTTATACATTTGGTATGTTTTTAATTGCTGTTCAAACATCAATTCCTTCTATTAAAACAAGAAAAACACATCCTGGGTGTGTTCGTTCATTTACAGGATATCCATTTGAGGGCCAAGGCGATTTAAGTAGCTTAACATATTTGGCTTGTGTTACTTTTGATATAAGAGAATCTGGCGAACCATGGAATGTTCTTAAAAAATCTAATATCGAAAAAATACAATTACGTATTAAAGCAGGCATTGATGATAATTTAATACAATTACCAGAGGTTCAAAGAAAGTTTTCTGAAAAGACTGAATATTTACTAATAAGTCCTGCTAATGTAATTCCAGAGGAACATGATATTGCTCAATGGACAGATTTCCTCCCGCCTATTGTCCCATTTAAAATTAAACACTTAGTCAATATTTCGGAGGAGTTTAAACGTAGTTTAAAGGATGATTTAAGAAATGGTGTCAAAAATCAGAGAGAGAAAATATTGGTTGTTGAATCTAAAATTATTAAATTCTCTCTAGCTATTCAAGAAAAGATAAGAGAAATAGTTAAAAGACATAAAGCAATACTTCATACCACCAATAATGAACCATATCTTGAAAATTCGTGTTGTGATAGTAAAGAAAATGAACCAACGATTGATTATTTCAATAATATAGATGGTGATATTTTACAATTTAATTCAATTGTTGAAAGATTGACTAATATTTTGGATGATATTAGAGCTATAAATGAACCACCACTCTTTTATAGCAACATTAATACCAAAAATATATATCCACCAATATCTAATACTTTTGACGAGAAGACAATATACATGGCTTTTATATTTTATTGTAAATTTAAATCATTGAGACCAATACCAGAAGATTTACTTCCTATATGTACTAATAAACCAGATGTATTACTTATTAATCCAGCTGATACAATTGAACGTATAATTCAAAAGCTCAAAGAAGATGGAAGAACCTATACGAATGAACAGTTTATAAGACTTATTGAATTAGTTAGTAGAGAGAATATCATTAATATTAATATTGATAACCCTGTTATTTCATCTGTAGCTAAATTATCTCTTTTATTAGATGTTATTTATGATGAAAGTAATGAAAATGAGATTATTGAACAATCATTGAGGGATTTAATTAAATCTGCAATTGATACATTTGATATTGCTTCTGAAAATACTACACAAGATGTTAAAAACCTTAATAACTTTTTAATCAAAAATAATGAAGATATGACGAGAGAAATTATTGAATTTGTCCAGAAAAATGAAGGTTCAAATGTTAGTAGAAGTTCTATTAGAAAATTTATTAAAACTATTTCTAATCTCTCTACTTGGAATGCAGATACTTCAAATAGAAATGAACACAACAAAATATCTAATGATACAATGTACACAGTAATAAATTTTTACAAGGTATTTATTGATAATTTTATAAATGTATTTCCAAATATTATTTTGAATAAGGTAAATTATGATAACACATTAATTCCTAGTTATTATGGGTTCTCTAAAAATCACACTAATAAACTTAAACGTTACATATCTGATTATTTTGAAAAACTTAAACCTTTTTATGGTGTTCCTTCATTATTTAATATTTTAAAGCAAATACATAAAAATGCAAAGAATTTAATACAACTATCAGAACATACACCATGTTTTTCAAGTATTAAAATTGGTGATAGAGTATTAAAAGGGGTTATTGATGAGAGAACTAGTAGATATTTATTTGAATACTATTTACTTCGTATTTTAATTAATTATATTGAGTTATCTGATGAAGAAGATATGATTGTAAGAGAAGTTAGTAGGAGAGAAGAAATAACCGATATGTTTACTGTTGATTATATCGAAGAAACCGAAACAAAAATTGACCTTTCAATGACATCAAGAAACAAAAATGAAACCAGAATTCTTACTGGTAATAAAAAGGAATTAAGACAAAAAGTTACTGAATTATTAATTGCATTTGTAGATATATTAAGAAATGAAAAGGATACAATTGATACTACATATGAGGACATACAAGATAGAGTTTTTAAATTGAGGGAAAGAGAAAAGGATATGGTTACTGATAAATTAAAATCAATGACTGATGAAGGAAGAGATATTGATACTATCCTTAAAATAAGTAAGCTTGCTGGTGCTGAAAATGATTATAGTAAAGGTCTTAAAAAAGGATTAACTGTTTATGACAAAGATTTTTATGAAGAAGAACAAGAAATGAGAGATAAATTAACTTCGGCAGAGAGAAAAATAAGAGCAAAAAATAAAGATGCTAATGATGAAAATATTGATATATTAGTTAATGATTACTTAGAACAAGAAGAAATAGATCGAGATATTGACCAAGATGCGTATGATATTAGTTATTTAAATGAAGCATATGATGATGGTAATTTCGATGGTATCGACGCTCCTGAAGAAGAATATGAAGATTACTCTACTGAATTCTAATTGATAATTAAGATAAAATGAAACCGAAATTGTTTATGAATATTTACAAAAACCACACGTAAATGTAGGAGATACAATTTAGATTGATTCTAATAATCACATTGGTTATAAAAATATAAGGTTATATTAGGAAAAAATGGTATAGATAAATTTAGATAAATATAATTATAAAAAATAGTTTATAATTATATATTAGATGTATACAACTTATATTAGAGAAAATAAACCATTTGCAGCAATTCTTTTATTTTTACTTATATTTGGTTCAATTCAAATGATGAAACCTACATGCTTTTATAATACAGATGGAAGTATTAGAGAATTTGGTGTTGGATATAGAAACAAAACTATTCTACCAATTTGGTTATTATCATTAGTTTTAGGTATATTATGCTATTTAGCTGTTTTGTATTTTATTAGCTCTCCCAAAATTTTTTAACAAAACTTATCTTCGTAATCTGCATATTTATCATCATACTCAGTATATCCATATAATTCTTTAGCCTTTGTTTTTTTAGCATTTTCTTCTTTTACAAATTTTGCTTCTTCTTTTTGTTTCTGTTCATTTACTTTCTGATTACTTACCTTTTTTTCACTTTTGATATTTTTTTTATAGAAGTGTTTGTTGTCATTTCTATTTTCTTCAAGAGCAAACTCCTCTTCTTCATTTGAAAATAAGTCTCTGGCAATTTGCAGGTCAGCATCTTCTACTAATTTTCTGTCTTCTAATTTTTTTAATTGTTCCGGATTTGAAACATGTAAAACTGGAATAACATAAGCTTCGTTTTCCCAATCTTCCCAACTATCAGTCATATTAGTAATGATATACTTTATATAATTGACATACATTTAAATGATTTTTGAAACATAATATTACGTGTAATAAACAATTATTATTTAGATTTTTAACTAAAAACATTCACTTTTTAACCTGTAATTGTATAGGTTGCGGATGCTTTTTCTTTTTGTTTTTTATCCTTTTGCTCTTTTTCTAAGAATTTTTGATAGTTTGATTCCATTGTTTTTGGATTACTTGCACAACCACGTGTAGTTATCTTAAGTTGAACAATAGATGTAAGAAGTAAGCCCGTGTATATATACCACATAGACTCACCTACATTATCTCTTGTTAATACAACCTCAAATAAATCATTTTTTATTTTATCAGTTTCGGGTCCATCTATCTTATATTTATCTTTCATTAATGGTTTAAGAATACCCCAATAGTCATCAAAATTATTAGGAACAATTTGATTTATTAATATTGATGTATTACCACATATTTTGATAATAGCATCAGCAGCTGTTTCCATTGCATGTTTCTTTTCAGGTGTCATATTTTGGTCTTCATCAAGTTTTTTCTCAATATCTTTATTAATAAGCAATTCTGTTAATAATTTATTTGCAGAACTGGAAACATAAAAATAACCAACAACATCAGAAAAAGCACTTTTAAAACCAGGGTAAACTGTTAAAATTATAACAAGAACACCAAAAATGAGTATCCAAGGTAAAAATGTTAAAACACCAGCAGCACCCATATTTTCTGTAATATTACCACCACAATTAGATGCTATAATTGATGAATTAACCATAAATTGTATCATAATAACTAATAATACATATATAGCTAAATACATGTAGTTGTTACTTATATATTTTTTATATTCTTCCTTATTACTGTACAACTGATATGGTAATGTAGGTTTTAAAGCCATGTAGTAAAAAAGAGTTGTTAATAAAAAAGTTACAATATTTAAATATGAATTTGCCATATAGATAATATGTATAATTTATTTTATAATTTTAACTATAAATAATATGAATTTTGAAGAACATTCTAATCAAGGATGGGCCTTGCCTAAACCAATTTTAACAGAACCTGGTGTAAAATATTTTTTAAGTGAAGCATTAAAGCACTCCCATATAATTAGAGAGAATTTTCATAATACACTTTTCAATATTGGTATGTTAATATTTTTTCTTTTAATTTTAGGAGCAATCCTTGTTTATAAGTATAAAGGTAAATTAACTCCGGTTGAGATATCAAAAAATAATAATCAAAAACATCAATATATTTTGGAGAAAATTAAAAACTTTCAAATTGCAAAACAAAGAGCACAACAAGAATTAATAACTGGACTACCTCATTGGGATAACGAATATAATATAATACATTCACGTCCTTAAAAGCTTCGCTGGAACATAAGGTAGCTTCGCTGAAATACAGTAACTTATGCAAATTAATTTATTAACTATAATATATATAATAATGCAAATAGATGAAATACCTAGTTTTGATGATGCTTTAACTGAGTATTTTAAACTTAAAAATATTTTTGAAAACCAACTCAGTACGTATAAAAAGAAAATTATTAATAATCCTACATTAAGTAATAGGGAAAAACGTTCAGAATATTTAAAATTGATGCCTAAATGTGTAAATTGCAAGAGACCATCTAAGAGAGGTACAATTTTCTCACACAGTTATACTCCATCTGATGATAAAATAGAATCATATAGAATTTTACAAGCTAGTTGTGGAGATTTAGCTGATCCTTGTAATTTAGATATTAAAATTCAACTAGATAAAATTGAAAAAATTGAAAGTGTAATAAATGATATTAAAAATGAAACTAAAGAATATAAAAATAAAATTATTAATGACAAGAATAGATTATTATTTGGTATAATTGATACAGAAACAGCTATAGAAAATTTTGACCGCAATAAATCATACATTACTGAGATAACATCAGTATATGAAATGTATTTAGATATCTATAATAAGGTTACAGATAATCCAGAAAAAAAAGTAGAACTTGACGATTCAATAGTACAATCATATAATTTAATTGGCGAGATTAAGTCATGTATTAGTAAAATGATTGAGAATGATGATACACAATATGCTGAAGATGCTGCAACAATTTATACCACAACTCTTAAACCATTAATAGATAAAATTCGTGTTTTGAAATATAATGAAAATATTGTATTTTACGATGATGAAAATAATACATGTAGATTAATCCAAAATAAGAACTCTATATCTCAATTAAATACAGATGGATATCAAAATAAGGTGTTAAAATTTTCCGTGGGATATGAAGCAAAGAAAGCTCCTAAGAAAAAACCAGCAACATTTATTGTAGAATCAGACACTGAAGAAGGAACAGAGCCTTCAGAACAGAAAGAACTAACAATTAAAATTCAAGAACCTGATGAAGTAAACCAATCGGGTGAAATACCACAAGATGAACCTATTATTGGTGAAGGTGAAGACGGTATAGACTGGCACATACAAGAATATAAAGATTTATGGAGTAAATTACCTAAGAAGCTAAAAACAGAATTTAAACTAAATATAGACTGGATGAAAGATTTTATGTATAAATGTTTAAATGCAAGAAAGAAGGGTGGTCTTGAATGTAGATTACCTACTCCACCTAATATTATAATACCACCTAGAGAGATGCCAAATGGTCAATATGATTTTGGTGTTTCAATTTATAATACTGCGTTCAATAAACAACCAAGTTCCCTCCAAAAAACTTATTTAACTTTTTATAAAGAAGACCTACAGACAAAAGAGAAAAACTATAGCATGTTAGAAGATGCTATGAATAATTTAGTTGAGAAGGAAGTAGATTTCGGTAGAGGTTTTTTCTAATGTAATTATATATGCTGTTAAATTATATTTCAATACCAACATTTTTAATAAGTTTTGCGATAGGACTTTTTTTTATTTATATTTTAGGACCTGAAATAAAAACTATTTATATTTATCCTACTCCTGAAAATATAGATAAGATTTTATTTAGAGATAAAGCTGATAACTGTTTTAATTTTGAAGAACAAGTTGTTGAATGTCCAAAAGATAAATCATTGATTTCAAAAATTCTTATGCAAACTTAAGAAAAAGAAATTAATATTATAATATAGATGGGATTGAATTTTGGAAGATTTGTACATACTGAAACTGGTAAAATAATTATGTCAATGTTGTTGGGTCTCGGTTTAGCCTCTTTATTTAGGAGTGTTTGTAAGGGCCATAATTGTATTATTTTTCATGCCGCGCCTTTAGACGATTTTAAAGATAAAATATATAAAAATGATGGGAAATGTGTTAAATATATTCCAACAGCAACTAAATGCAGATTAAATGCAAAAACTTTAACATTCGAATAATTCCACTTTTAAGAAAATTGGAGCAAAATATTTTGCGTAATTATTGTAAGCAATCATTCTTTACAATAATTATGAGTGACGCAACCAATATTTTAGATTTACCAACAGATCCTGTCGGTGGAGGAAATGTAAGTAATAATATAAATATTACTGCTCAAGAACCTAAAGTTAATGTACATCAATCTCCATTAGGAATGTCTTTAGATGAAACTACTATTAGCCAAATTGTAAACGGATTACAACAAGCTACATTAGCAGGTGTCACCCAATTACCATCTAGAGATATACCTATGAATACGTCAGGAATTAGCAATGATCCACAAGTTATACCTAATTATGTTCCTCCTTCACCAAGTAATCATACTGATTACATAAGAAATTATCAACAACCAAGTGATAATAAAAATCAACAATTCAATCATTCATTAGATGATATGTATAATGAAATTCAAACACCATTATTAATAGCAGTTTTGTACTTCTTATTTCAGCTACCATTTTTTAAGAAATTTTTATTTACATATTTACCATTATTGTTTTCAAATGACGGTAATTATAATTTAAATGGATTTTTATTTACAAGTGTTACATTTGGGATTTTGTTTCATTTCTTAATTAAGACAACATCATATTTTGGTACATTTTAGAAAAAGAATTTTATTACACCCTTGAAGATTTATGGGATGGTATAATAAACTCATTATATAGAATTTCGTATTTTTTTTGTTGATTATAAAATACGCGTTGCTCTAAATATATATTTCATTATAATGTATTTTGTGACATAACTGATGATATAAATCTGTTTGATTTTTATCTTCAATAGCCAGCATTGGATAAATTAAAGCACGATTGCCTTGTTTAATAATTATTTTGTCAGCAATAAAATCATTTTCAAAAATACTTATATATTCAGAATAATAATTATCTAATAAATCCTTAGCAAAATTTTTTGAAATTAGATACATTTGTGTTCCTGATAAATATTCAGGATATTCGTGATATTTACACCTTTTTACATTTCAAACGCCGATTTTAACGACATAAAAAATAAAAGGCATAAAATCAATAGTAGGAATTTCACCTACGATGGTCTTACTTTTTCCTCTTCTAATTTTATTTTTGAAGAAGTGAAAGACGAAATATGGAAACATAATGGTCGTTCTTGTTTTTCTATCCAAGATTTAGTTAGTTTCATTATGTTTATGGAAGAATTAGCATCTCTGGTTCTAAATACGATTTTTTTGTTTTCGCAACTCACGCAGTTAGAACAGACTAATAACCTAAATACTTTCTTCCCTTCTTTATCTTTGTAATATTCCAAATCCTTATTACAATCACAACACTTTTTACTTGTATTACATTCGTTAATGGTAATTGTATCATATTTTTTATGAATAAGTTTCCTTAATCCTTTATTCATCGTAGGCATAAAATGTTTCATTTGAGTACTCCTACTCCAATTACCATAACCAATAAGTATGTTTTCACCAAAAGTTTCCTTGATTTTATTCAAAAATGTATCTATACTTTTCTTACCATAACTATATTGTCTAAATTTCATTTTTCTCCAAACATCTCGTTTGTAAAATTCGGTTGTTTCTTTATTCAGTTTATCCTTTTCAACAAGATACATCTTAAATTTATTATAATCCACAGATTTGCTATTTTGTAATGATAAATGAGTTTCTTTTTCTATAATACCATTCTTTTTTCTTTCCAATAATAATATTCGTTCATTACATTTTGCTTTACTTTCCTTTTTTCTTTGCGGTGCTGTATATTGTAATTTATTACCATTTTTATCCATCATATAAACCAATGAACGCTTACCCGGGTCGCATCCAACAATATTCCTTTCTTTCAAAGTGTCTAATTGTTCCTTTGATAAATCTTCAATATTATAAAATTCTTGTTCTTCTAAAACAGGAACTCTTGAACCCCATTTTTTATCCTTCAAATCTTTTCTAATAAACAACAAGCAACACGAAATACCATCCGTTTGAATTTGATGATGGAACTGATAATGTTGGTTTCTAAATATTTTATGGTTCAAGTTCAAAAAACTATTCCAAATATCACGTTGATTATCTTTTAGATTACTTAATAACATCCCCTTTTTGTTTTTGTTTCCATCTTTGTCTTTTTCAGGGCAGAATAAATTGATTAAACTCGCAGTATCTATAATAATATGCTTTGGAATAATATTGTTGCGTAATGGTAATGGTTGAAATAACTTACTTTCCATTTTTTCTAATATGGAATTCATATACAACAATCCTTTCAAATATTCAAAAGGTCTAACTTTCACATCATAATGAATTGACTTTTTAATTTCAGTAGGTAAAATGTTGGATAAATGAGTATTTTTCCATTCATCAAACATTTCATCAGTTTCATTATTCAAGTTCATAAGTTGATGTTTCAATTTGAATAAAATAGATTTATCTTCAGTTATTTTTGATGTTGTTATATTGATAAATCTTAAAAAGTGCTGGATAAAATGTTCTTGTATATTATTGTGTAAAGAAGTATGAATTTGCGTTGCTAAATAAGGAAGTAAAAAAGAAGTGTTTTTCAAATTGGTTTTTGTATGGTTAAGTAAAGGTTGGTATTCTTCTTGATAAAACTTTTCTAATGTTTCTAACAATTCCGTATCCTTACATTTCTTTCCTCTATTATCTCTTGTTCCAAGTGATTTTATACAATAGGAAATAAATATTTCATCTAATTCAGGTAAGGGTTGTTTATTTGTATAACAATTCAAAACATATAACCGAATAAATTGATAAGTGTGAATAACTAAATCGTTCATTTCAAAAACTAAATTATGTATATCAGGTTGTATCATTTCACAATTCAATAAAATAGTTTTGAGTGGTATTTTGAAAGTTTTGTAAGCAGACTTATCATTATTCCTAAACTCTTTGAATTCATCCTTCAACTTTTTCTTCTTTCCTTTCATTCTATATTATTACTAAAGATTATATTTTTATATAGTTAATTTAATTAATTATATAATATTCCTAAACATCTTCGTTTTCATTCATTTTTTTCATTTTTGCCTTTTTATTAATATATGCTTGTTTTGCGTATTCTTTTTTTTTCTTTGGTGCTAATGTTGAGTTGTAATTTATTTTTTCCTTATATTCCTTAACTTTTTGTTTATGTTTTTCTTTATTTTCCTCATAATATATTTTATTTCTTATTGGAGAAGTATATTTTTTAAGATGTTCTTTGGTTTCATTTAATTCTTGTTCTAATAATTTAATTTTTTCTTGTAATTCATTATTATCCATTAACTATATTATATAAATAGTTTTATATAATTTTTATAAAACTATATAAAATCGGCGTTTGAAATGTAAAAAGGTGTAAAAAAAGATGTTTTTGGCATTTCAGCCTTTAATTTAAAATTACTATATATATTATCGTTTCCTATCTTATATGGAATCATATAACTTAATAGTAAAATATCTAAGTGTAAAAATCTAAAATCATTAATAACCTTTTTGAAATTTTCATTAAACTTTTCATGAATACAAATATCATCTTCGCAAATGACAGCATAATTTTTATTCGAATTATGATAAAATTCATATAAAATATCTAGGTGTCCATATATAATAGACCGGTGACGTTTATTATATTTAGTTAATTTTTCATTTATTCGCTGGTCTGTATATTGAACTCCGTTATAAAAATTACAATCGATATTTAATGTTCTAAATCGATTTATCATTTTATTTCTTTTTTCTTCATCATTGAATGATAAACAATAAAATTGACAAATGCCAAACGATGACATTCTAATATTCTTTTAGATTTTCTTTTAGATTTTCTTTTAGATTTTCTTTTAGATTTTCTTTTAGATTTTCTTTTAGATTTTCTTTTAGATTTTCTTTTAGATTTTCTTTTAGATTTTCTTTTAGATTTTCTTTTAGATTTTCTTTTAGATTTATTTCTTCGTTATATTTTTCAAATACTAATTTGAATGATATAATAATGATAGACCCATATGTTAATAAGTTGATTGAAAATTTGTCAGACGACACAAAAACTCTACAAAGACTTGATTTAGTTTTAGACGGTGGAGTATTTAATGGTAGTTATTTAGTTGGTGCATTGTATTTCTTAAGAGAAATGGAGAGAAGAAAATATGTTAAGATTGAAAGAATTTCAGGATGTAGTATTGGTTCTATAGCAGCCTTTTCATATTTTATTGATTCTCTCGATATAATGCCTAAACTATATGATATTGTAAGAGATGAATTTAAGAATAAATTTTCACTTAAAGTTATAAAAACGCTTAAAACTCATTTAAAAGATAGAATTCCTGATGATATATGTAGCAAAGTTAATGGTCGATTATTTATTTGTTATAATGATATAAAAAAAAATAAAAAGATTGTAAAATCACGCTACAAAAATGTAGATGAAATAATTGATACAATTATTAAATCTTGTTATATACCATTCTTAATTGATGATAATATTTTTTATAAGAACAAATATATTGATGGCATAAATGCATTTATTTTTAATAAAGAACCTAATAAAAAAATTTTATACATGGATTTATTAGGATATGATAAAATTATAAATACATTAAATATTAAAAATGAAAAAAGTAACTTTCATAGAATATTAACAGGATTATTAGATATACATAGTTTTTATATTAAAAAAACGAATACTTCTATGTGCAGTTTTGTGAATGATTGGAGTATTTTTAATAAAACTCACCATAGTTTTAGACTTATATTAGAGAGAATAATAATTAATATTATAATATTATTAAACTATGCAAAAAAATATCTACCTCACGATATTAAGGACAATATTATAGTTAAGATTATTTCAAAAATTATATTTGATATATTTAGTATAATTTTAGATACTTATTGTTTATAATTTAGTTTAAAAATCAAATTGTAAATATCAATAGAATTTAAATGGATGCTATTGATATTACTGATTCCGCTTTTTCTTTAGATGCAACTGATACCAATACGATTTTTGGTGGAAGTTCAATAAATGACTACACCACGTTTATTTATATTGGTGCAGCTATATTAATTATTATTATTGGTATGTTTATTTTTAATTTTTATCAAAATAAAAAAAATAGTGAAAGCCAAGGACAAGAACTAGATTGTGAAGGAGGGTTTTGCACTATGGAACAAAGTCCGATAGATCCTTCACAATATAGTAATTAGTAATTAGTAAATACCTTTCTTATGTTTTCTAGTCTTCTTTGAATTGTAAAGATTTAAAAATCCGCTCTTTCTAGTTTGTCTTTTCTTTTTATTTTTATCATTTTTATTTAATTTTATCTCTTGCTTTTGACTTTTAATATCATCTGGTCTATAGTTTAAGAACCATTCTTCGAACTTTTTTTTATCTTTACTTTGTTTTAATTCTTTGTATTTTGCTGCTTTTTCTGTCTTCATTTCTTCCACGGATTCTTGATGACCATAACACGTTATACTAAAACGTTTTAATAACCCTTTTTGTGCTAATCTATTTTTTTGTTGGACGTCAAATAAAAATTTTGACATGCAAAGTATTCTATCAATAAATTCATTATAATATGGTTTATTAGCATATAAAAATGCTAAATAAAAACTTAACATGGTATCAATTGTTGCTACTTTAACTTTTTTACCATTCATCATTAATACATTGTAGCTATGACAACCAATTGGTTTATAAATAAATAAAATAGTATCTTTATTAACCTTAACTTCATAATGCTCTGGAACAATCTCTCCAACACCTGGTTGTTTAATTATTTTAACATTTTTTATACCATTATCATCTAATCTTTCTTTAATAACTTGTGCTGTTGTTTCAGGATTATTAGATAATACATCAAAATCCGCACTTTTTTCTATTTTTTTTCTTAAGTTTGCAGGCATATATTGTGAGTAAAGAGTATTTGCAAAACCACCAAAAAATACTACACCTTGATTTATTAATGTATTTTTAACCGCTTCAAATATTTTATCTTCATTCTCTTTATGTTCCATTTCACGCTGAAAGTCAACATTATTACAATCTATATCTGTTATAGGATAATTCTTATTTAAGAGTGTTAAACGTTTTAACACCTTTTCCCATCTACTAATATCTCCAGCAGGTCTAGATAATTCTAAATACATAGACATTCTTAAAAAATTTGGAGGTGCATATAAAACACCTCCAACACTAATTGCATCTTTTTTGAGAGCAATAAAAATGTCTTTTGGTAAATAAGTTATATCAGCAACAGCCATATAATTAACATAAACCTTATAAGTTCCATGATGTTGCCCGGATTTTGCTTCAACATCAATAAATCCTTTTTTATAATAGATATCAGCCAATTCTTTTGCATCTTCTAAGGCATTTAGAGAGAAAAAATCATAATCTGGTAGCTCTACATCTTTATTATAAAATCTATCCTCTTCTGGTAATATATTATTTATAGCAGTTCCACCATAACATATTTCTTTCTTTCGTTTAATAAATTCTTCAACTATATTGATTATTTTTTGGACATCTTCTGAATTTACAACGCGCTTACCCATTTTCTCTTCTGCCTGGTCTACTGCCATACGCAAAATTGCAAGTTCGCAATCTGCAAATGATAAATCTTTACATAATTTTTTATCTTTTGACATTCTCTTATATTATTCAATTAAAATAAAATTGAATAATAAAGTAATTTAAATTATATAAATTATACTAAATAATACATATGTCAACTATTGAAGAAAAAATCCAAGTTATTAATATTTCTTCGGTAGCTCGGAGAATTAAACGAGAATTAGAAAAAATGATAAATTTTGGTATTTGTCAAAATGATGATATTAGTATTTCAAAAAATGTAGATTTTAATAATGATTTTGAATATCATGTAAGTATTTACAATAATAAAGATAAAAGACATTATGAATTTATTTTATATAATCATTACCTTTTTAGTCCACCTAGATTAATTTTAAACCACAAACCATATTCGGAGTATTTGAAATTTAATTCTGAAGTTTTTACACGTATCTTTTATAAATATAAAGGTAATCGTTGTTTTTGTTGCGAAACAAAATTACGTGGTGTTAATTGGTGTCCTCAAATTACGATGCTAAATGTAATGGATGAAGTTGATAGATTTCATAAAGATTGTAAAGAAATTGCAGACATAATAATAGTAGCAGTTATAAAAAGAAAATATTTAATAAATGATATAAATATCATTCAATGGTTATGAATGGATATCAAACCATATTATAATATTATGTGTAAATTATCTAAAATTTAAAACTATAATAATCGGTAGATTCTTCGCGGGTAGCATAAGAGTATTCTGGTAACTGTGGCGTTGGACCTGGAACAGTAACAGGTTGATATCTCAATTCTGGTGGTTTTAATGAGAATGCATAACCTGCTCTGTCGAAGAACAAAGTATTTTCCATAAGGAAATTATCAACCATTTGATATCTCATTGCTACCATTTGACATCCTGCAGCTCTACATAATAAACCACTAGGATTAGATGGATTAACTCCGCTATCAGGCAAAACAATTGTCATAGCGCGTTTATTATATTCTGTCAATTCATTAATATCGGGAGTATTTTTGACATTATAATAGGTGTATTCTCTCATAAATATAGAATTGCTTGTTAAATTAACATATTCTAATAACTGTTTATTCTCTAAGAATGCAGTATTACTTCTATCAACAATTAATCCAACTTTATTTTTGAGCTCTAATAAAGGGACATTTCCTAAATTTTTACCTTGTGATTCATAACTATAATTCATCCCTAACATAATATTTGTATAAGACTTAAATATCTTAGCTAAATTGGAATACATATCTTGGTTATTGCTCAGAAATCTCAAATGAATGAATAGCGGGTCAGTTGGATTAGGACAAGTGCCTCCTGAAAACGCATAATTTTGAATTGTATCCATAACAGTAGCAAAATTTACTGAATTAAATGTTTCCTTTACATAATAACTATCACTTGTGCTAGTTGCAACAACCGGCTGGTTATTTACTGAATAAATTTCAAAATCAAGACATCTAACACCTTGCTTAATAACTGCTTTTAAGTTTCCTATATCAGTAAAACTATTTTTGTATGAACCACCTGAACAAGCATTATAAGCTGTTTTTATGTAATAATCAAATAAATTACCACTACAATCTGAGTCGGAACTTGTAATAGACCTTATATTTCCGTTGACGGATGGATATAAATTATTCATATAACTAACCTGACTATTTTGTAATCTACTTAAATAAATCATATATCCAATAAATATAATAAGAATAATGAAAATAAATGCTGTTATCATATATACTTGAAACTGTTCATCCATTTTTTGAATAGCGCTTAAATAATCATTTGGTGTTGAAGACATTATTAATATATTATATTATTTTTAATTTTTAGACATAATTAAATTATATTATGATGAAATTAATAATTAAAAAATAATAAATATATAGTATAACTATGCCGGGTGGCTTAATGCAACTAGTATCTCAAGGACAACAAAATTTAATTCTAAACGGTAATCCTAGTAAAACTTTCTGGAAAACAACATATAAAAAGTATACAAATTTTGGATTGCAAAAATTTCGTCTTGACTACGATGGTTCTCCAATGTTAAACTTAACAACTGAAAGCACTTTTACGTTTAAGGTCAAAAGATATGCAGATCTGCTTATGGACTGCTATATCTGCATAACATTGCCAAATATATGGTCTCCAATATTTCCTCCACAAGCTTATCAACAAAATGATGGAACAACAGCTTATTCAGATTGGGGTCCGTATGAATTTCAATGGATAAAAGATCTTGGAGCACAAATAATAAGTAAAGTAACAATAAATTGTGGAAATCAACAACTCCAACAATATTCAGGTCAATATATATTAGCTTCAGCACAGAGAGATTTTTCAGGAAGTAAACTCCGTTTGTTTGATGAAATGATAGGAAATGTTCCTGAATTAAATGACCCCGCAAATGCAGGAGCTCGTGTAAATGCTTATCCAAACGCATATTATACCCAAAGTCCTGCAGGAGCGCAGCCTTCAATTATGGGAAGAACATTATGGATACCTTTAGGTGCATGGTTTAATTTGTCAACATTTCAAGCATTTCCTTTAGTAGCACTTCAATATAACGAATTATCAATAAACGTAACATTTAGACCTATGAATGAGTGGTTTACTATTCGTGACGTTGAAGATTACACAAATAATTTTCCAGTTGTAGCACCAAATTTTAATCAATATTATATGCAATTTTACAGATTTTTACAAACACCTCCTGATGAAGAATTGGGTCCTACATCTTATATAGATACAAGAACAAATTGGTTTGCAGATATAAATCTAAATTGTACTTATTGTTTTCTCTCTGATGATGAATCGACAATATTTGCAAAGAATGAACAAAAATATTTAATTAAACAGATTTATGAGAAACCATTTTATAATGTAACTGGTCAAAATAAAATAGACTTAGATTCGATGGGTATGGTAATAAGCTGGATGTTCTATTTTCAAAGAAGTGATGCGAATTTAAGAAATCAATGGTCCAATTATACAAATTGGCCTTATGAGTATATGCCTCAAGATGTTACCCCTGCACCAACTGCGGGAAATATTCCAAATCCAAATCCATTCCCTCCTCTAGGTGCGGTTACATTAGGTCCAGGTCTTGAACCAGATGGTTCATTATCAGGTTTATATTTAACAGGTGTGTATAATCCTCAAAATATAAAATATATATTAGTTGCATTAGGAATATTACTTGATGGTCAATATAGAGAAAATATGTTACCAGCAGGTGTTTACAACTTTGTAGAGAAGTATGTAAGAACTGCTGGATTTGCGCCACCAGGTTTATACTGTTATAATTTTTGTTTAAATACTGATCCATATACACTACAACCATCAGGTGCAATGAATATGAGTAGATTTACAAATATTCAATTTGAATTTACTACAATCTCCCCACCTGCAGACCCATATGCACAAGTATTAACTATATGTGATCCAGTAACAGGTGATATAGTAGGTATCAACAAGCCAACATGGCGAATTTATGGTTATAATTATAACATGTATTTAATAGAAGAGAGAGTAAATATGGTGGTATTTGTTGGTGGAAATGCTGGTTTATTATATGCAACTTAAAAATATATTCTTTAAATTATTTAATAAATAATATATTTAACCTACTTAAAGAACGAAATGTCATTTTCTCTACAACCATGTAGTATAAAGTTGAAAATTACTGAAAAGTCATGTAGTGAAAAAAACATTTTTGAAATTTGAAAAGTATTTTGACTTTTAAAAAATGGACATTTATGGCAAAAATAAATGTCCAAAAAAATATTATAAAAACAGTCTTACTGACAAAATTTTCTGACACCATCTTTAAAATTTATGGTGTCAAATTAAACGATTAATTTATTTTTTATTACGATATTTTTTTTTATAAAAATTTCAATATTTTCATTAAAAGATATTATAAGATTAATATTTAGAATAAATCTTATAATATAATATTAAATAAGATGCCGAAAAAAGACGTTGATTATTCTAATACTATTATATATAAAATTTGTTGTAAAGATGAAAGCATAACAGATGTGTATGTTGGACATACAACTAATTTTATTCAAAGAAAATACGCACATAAAAATACGTGTAATAATTCAAAAATGTCTCTTAAAATTTATAATGTAATAAGGTCTAATGGAGGTTGGAACAATTGGGATATGGTCGAAATAGCAAAATATTGTTGTAAAGATGCGACTGAAGCTAGAATAAAAGAACAATACCATTATAATGAGGTGAAATCGTCTTTAAATAGCAGTCCAACTTATGTTGATATCAATAAATATTTTTGTAAAACGTGTAATTTACAATGTATATGTCCTAAGCAATATGAAGCACATATAAATAGTATTAAGCATATTAAAACAATAGGTTCAGTTCCTACAATGTTAACAGAAAGTTGCCCAAAAGTTGCTTATAAATTTTGTTGCGAAAGTTGTGACTATTTTACAGACAAGAAAAGCAGTTATGATAAACATTTAATGACATCTAAACATTTAGAGTTAACAAAAGTTAACGAAAATGAACAAAAAAGTTGCCTAAAAGTTGCTCAATCTGATAAGATATTATCTTGTAAATTTTGCGAAAAAATATTTAAATCACGAGTTGGGTTATGGAAACATAATAAAAATTGTTTACATTGTAATAATATTGTTACTGATAATGATGATAAGAATGATAAATTAATTGAATACCTTATGAAAGAGAATAAGGAAATGAAAGAATTAATATTAGAGATAGTCAAAAATGGCACTACAAATAATATCCACAATACTACAACTCATACCAATTCACATAACAAGGCATTTAACCTAAACTTCTTCTTAAATGAGACATGCAAAAATGCCATGAATATTACTGATTTTGTTGACTCCATTAAATTACAGCTTAGTGATTTTATGGAGGTAGGTGAAGTAGGTTATATACAGGGTATTTCTAATATCATTGTTAAGAAGCTTAATGCCCTTGATGAGACTATTAGACCTATTCATTGCACTGACCAAAAGAGGGAAACCTTTTATGTTAAGGATGAAAATAAATGGGAAAAAGAAGAAGAAGACTTTAATCGTATAAGGAAAATGATTAAAAGGGTTTCTTATAAAAACGAAAGATTGATGTCCTCTTATAAAGAAAAATACCCTGATTACAATGACCCTGAGTCAAAACGTTCAGACCATTATAGTAAAACTGTTATTGAAGCCCTAGGAGGTGATGGAGATAATTATAAAGAAAAAGAAAATAAAATTATTAAAAATATTTCTAGAGCTACACACCCTTCGGGTAAGAATAACTCTTAATTGTCTTTAAGTTACTTTTATATATATATATATATTTAACCTACTTAAAGAACGAAATGTCATTTTCTCTACAACCGTGTAGTATAAAGTTGAAAATTACTGAAAAGTCGTGTAGTGAAAAAACCATTTTTGAAAGTTGAAAGCATTAGATATCAATAAACGACCTAAGGTAAATGTTGATGGTCGTTATGAAGATTGTGAACATCGTGCGTTCCATATACAAGCAAGGCAAAATTCTGGAGCAAAAATTATGATATCTCCTGAGGTTTTATTCCACTAATTTTTTGGTTATTATATCAATATAAAAATCAATTATTTCAAATGTTATATCTGTATTTAAAGGTAAACATATAATATTATTGAATAATTTATTTGAAAAAGTACAATTATTGTCCAGTGGATAATAATATTTTTTTGCTTCAATATTATTTTCTATAAAAAAATCAATTGTAATATTATAGTTAAATAATATTGGTATCGTAGACATTAAAGATTTTTCGAAACTAGAAAAATTATCTAGTATTTTTACTTTATCATCTATTTTTTTTTCTTTAATTTTTTTTATAAAATAACATATTATTTTTGTATGATGATTATATATATATTGTAAATTTTTTAAAAAATCTGATATATAAATACAAGATATTTCAGACATTTTGTAATTACTAGCATATATATCATAATTACATCTATCATTTTTTGTAAAACCAAAACAAATTGATTTTTCCATAACATCTAAAAATTTTTTATCAAAAACAATAAACCCACCTTCTCCGAAACCAATTGGTTTTGTATGATGTAATGATACCATACAACCCAAGCCATAATTTAAAATATTTTTATTTTTATAATAAGTAAACGATGAAGCAGCATTATCAAATAATAATAATTTATCATTTTCTTTACAGAATTTTTCATAAATTTCAATATTTGCTGCTGCACCAAAACAATTAGTGATTAAAATACCATCATACTCATTTTTTCTTTTATTTAATTCATCTATATCAGGTCCCATATTTTTGTCTAAATCAAAAATTATTGATTCCGTTAATAATCCTTGTTTTGAACAAGGAAATGTAAATGATTGAACGGCCCATTTTAATTTTTTATTATAAAATATATTTAATCCACCAATTAAAGCATTTATACCCATTGCTCCATTGCAAGTTAAAAGAACTTCTTTGTCGTTGTCAATCTCAAATATAGATTTAATTACTTTTTGTAATTCCAAAACATTTTTACCATTATTTGTTACGTGTTTACTTTCAATACAATCATTTATTTTTTTTGATACGTCTGCTAAATTTATATTTTTTTTAGGAACCCAGTTTATCATTTTATATTAATATTATATTTTATTTTAAATTTTTCTAATATTTCCAAACAATTTTTACTTCTATTTTTTATAAATTTAATAGGCGTACCAGCATATATATTCCATGAAGAACAATTTTTATTTATTAAGGAGTTTGCTCCAATAACTGCTCCTTCTTCAATGATAATATCAGGCATCATAACTGAATTTGAGCCAATAATAACATTATCCCCAATTAAAATATCACCAGTTTTTACATTTGTATACTCTGATGGTATTGTTGGATTTGCTAAAAACTCACCTGAAAAATCATCACATCCTCCAAATATTTTTGTTCCAACTGAAATAGCAGAGAAATTTCCAATAATTATTTTTGTAGATGAAGAAATAAAACATTGAGCACTAATATGGACAAAATTAAATATTTCAATTATTCCTTTACATGATATAATTGTAAAATCATCTATTCTAATATTATCATGTAAAACCAAATTTTTAGGATTATAAATGTTGACAAATCTGCTTATTTTAATATTTTTACCAAACATTTGTACACCCATTTTTTCCAATTCTTCGATTGTGTATAAATTACTCATTATATATTATATAATTTATATATAATGAATTCTATAGATTTTAATTCAATTCAAAATGATTATCCAGCATTTATAATTCATGTTCCTGAATTAGTACCAGAAAGAAGTGAATATTGCTTAAATAATGTAAAAACAGCTGGTTATAAAAACCCAATTTTATTTAAAGGTGTAAATGGTAAAAATGAAAATGAAGTAATTGAAGCGATGAAACTTTTTAACAATCCAAAATATGATAGATGGTGTAGCAAAGGCAATATTGGTTGTAATTTATCAATGTTAAAAGTTTTTTTAACAATTGTTCAAAATAAAATTAGAGTAGCAACTATTTTTGAAGATGATGTTTTATTTCATTCTAATTGGGAAAATTTAGCACCAGAATATTATAAAAATACACCAAATGATTTTGATATAATTTATATGGGAAATCAAATTGACGAGTGTAAATATGAAAATGATGTTCCAAGAATTAATAAAAAATCTTGTTTTTGTATGCATGCTTTATTAGTTTCTTATAAAGGAGCAGTAAGGGCATTGCAATTAATTTTAAATTGGGAATATAAATCAAACTATGCTAGAGAATGTATGGGTAGAGATGCTGATGGGTTGACCAATTGTGATATTATATTAAAAAATTATCAAGATAGAATTATTGCTGATAAAATTAACAAAAATATTTTCAAATGGTATTGTTGGAATGGTACAAGAAACCCTTGTGAATATAATAAATTGCCATTAACCAACAATCGAAATTGTAGAAATACAGGAATTGTTTTTCAAAATAACGATTTTATTACATCAAGTTCATTTTTATAAAAAAAAATAATTATTAATTATAATGGATGTTATTGAACAAATCATCTTGTTAAAAATCCAAATCTTGTAAATTTAGCTGCAGGAACCAATATATTGGCTGTATTAAAAGGAAATTTTATACCAAATGTAAATTTATTTATATAATAATATAAAATAAAGTCATTTTAAATATACTGAATCAAACTATTTATATATTCAGGAGTAAATACTGCTAATTTTGAAGTACTATCTAATGTACTATATGTTATTACAAAATTATTATTATATGTTATTTCTATACCTATACAAAATTCAACCAAAGCATTTTCAAATTTAAAATTATTGGAGTATCCTAATATTTTCATATATTTATCAAATACTACAATATTATGTTCATAACTTTTAAACTCACCTGGTATTGTATTTTGTTGATGAACTATAAACCATATTTTGTTGTCGTATAAAACACCATTTGTCGAACCTCTAAATTTATCAAAAATTTTGGGCAAATTCTCAATTGTTTTTACCAAATTTAATTTATTTTCTTCATAATCTATTTTACATATATATATCGGACTCCATTTATAAATTATATTTAAATCTCCATTATTATCAAAAAATACCCAGTTTTTTTCCCAGTCGAAACTTGTCTTAAACGTAGGAATTATTATTTTCAATTCAAAATCTTCATTAATGTTAAATTCATTTGACACAATTTGCATTTTTTTATTATTAGGATTATAATAAGAACCAATATAATATATTTTATTATTATTGTTAAATATCCTTACATCTTCAATCCCAATATATTTTTTATTAAAATTATCTGGAAATAAGTATTTTGATTTTATAATATTAAAATTTTTATCTAATATATCTATTTTATTTATAGTTATAGATTTTTTATCTCCAATGTTTGATTTTCCTGTATTATCTAATTTATAGTTTATAAATCTTGTATTAATTATATATTGTTTTGTATCGAAATAATCTTTTATAATTGAAAAAGAAGACGAGTTTAATATTTGATTATTTAGTTTAAAAAATGACGATATATCTTTATAAAAAATAGACATATTTGAAATTTTTTTAAAATTACTTACATAATTACTTACATAATTACTTACAGATTTACTTACAGATTTACTTACAGATTTATTTACAGAATTACTTTGATATGTTACATTTAAGGAAGCTTTATTGAGTATAACTAAATTATTTTTTAAGGAAATTGAACTTTTAGGTTTATTTTTAAAATGTTCATTTATAGTTGTTAAAAACATTATTTATATAAGTTTATTTATATTTTATTATTATATTTAGAGCAACTCGTATTTTAAATGCCGAGTTAATCAACAAAAAAATACGAGTGATTTCTCCTAAAAAGGAGAATAAACTAAATTCTATATAATGGGTTTATCATTTGCTTACTTTGCGGTAGATAAGCAAATTCCCATCTAATGTTTATAGTAAATTAGTTATAGAAGCCATGGGTGGAATGGGAGACAACGACACTGAAAAACAAGACAAGATTATTAGAAATATAGCTAAAGAGGTTGTTATAAATAAAACTTAATAA